GTGGTACAGGATATATAGAACCTGATAATTTTGATTCATTAAATTCAGTTAGTTTTGATGGATCAGGTTTTAATCCTACTGAATATACATTAGGTGGTATTTGGACTTTAGATAATTTAAAACAAAAATTTAGAATGGATTTTGCATCAGATTATGGTCAAGCTGGTGTGTTGGATAAAGCAGAAAATATTTTAATAGCTCCTATTGTAGTTTGGGCACAAGATACTTTTGGAGATTTAGATATAGAAGGAAATTATGCAAAACTATTACAAGAAATACACTCAAATCCAAGTACTAAATTATATTTAAGTTTTCAATTAGATCATAAAGACAAAAAATTTAATTCTATAGAAGATAGAAACACAGTATTTAATATTGTTGATGAAGGTATGAGTAGAATTTTAGATATAGAAAAAACTAAATATAGTGATGATCTTTTAAACAAAACATATAATTTTGTTGATGAAGAATATAATAATTTTACACCTATTACAAAAGCATTTCTAAGTAAAGTATTATTAGACAATCCTAATATTAATAAAAAAGAATTTAGAAAAGCAGTAATAACATCAGATATGGAATATTTTAATAATTTATATAATTCACCTGAATTAAATCCATTCTTTACATTATTCTTTGTTCCACAACTAATTGAATTTAATGAGTAATATTAAAAGAATAAAATTTGGTGAAGCTGGACCACAAGTAAAATTACCTAAATTTAAAAGTTTTCAAATAGATACATCAAAAGAAAATATTAGTAAGAGATTAAATACAGCCAAACAATTTTTTGGTGATCCTAACATGATGGGTAGAGCTTTAACTGATAATGCTTTTATAGGCATTCCTTTTAAAATGAGGGATTATTTTAAATATAATGATGATGAAGAAGAAGGATATATACCAGCTTTAGATCCACAATTAGTAGTTACTGGATTATACGATCAATTCCCAGAATATTTTTTTGATTCTAGATCTGCTTTAGAATCTACAGCAAGAGTATCTAACTTAAATCAAAAATTTAATGATATGAAAAATCCAATGTATAATGCTACTAGAGTTGCAAGTGAAATATTTTTAGATCCATCATCATTTCTATTATTAAGTAAGCCATTAAGACTTGCTCTTATGGCAAAAAATAAAAATAGATTTTCTACTATAGGAAAAATAATGGGAGTAGAAGAAACAAGTAAACAAATATTTGACCAAGATAGAACAGCAACAGATGCAATAGTTATTGGTACACTTGCTGTAGGTTTACATAAACTTAGTCCAACATTAATGAAGTATGATAAAAGGTATAACAAATATAGATATGATCCTTCTAATGATAGAGGTGTTATTATTGATATGGATGACTTAGCTGATGTAACAAAAACAGAAGCTGGTACTACATCTACTAGATTACTTATAGGATCTAAACCAGTACAAACAATTAAAGTTCCACCTAAAGCTGGAGTTCCTAAAAATGTAAAAGATTTATTAAAGATATTTCAAAATGAATATCCTACTATGACAATAATTGTAGGTGGTAAACCAGGTAAATTATCTGGAGGTAAGTATGTTCCAGCTTACTATAATAAATTCAAAGATGAAATGGTATTAGATATAGAAGGTATAAAACAAATGTATCGAGATGGTAGACCATTTAAAAATGTAAAAATGGCAGATGGTACAGTTATTGGGTTTAAAAAAAGTGCATTTAAAAGTGAAGATGAATTTGTTGATTTTGTTATGCGACATGAATTTGCACACAAAACATACAGAAGAAGAAAGGGAGAAGGTAAAGCAGCATATGAAAATAGAATTAATAAAATTGCTTATCAAGGTGTTGTAGATAATAGAAAAGATATTCAAAGAATAGGATCTACAATCCTAGATGACTATAAAGTTAAAGATCAAGAAGCATACAACTATGGAATGTTTGAAAAAGAATTATTTGATAATATGAGATGGCAAGATATTAGTTATAAATCTGATACAATAAGAAGTGCTATTGTAACAGGCTTAACAAAAGCAACACAAGTATTATCTCCATTAGATTATTTTATACACTCAGGTAGTAGAACAGGAAAATTATTTGCAATAAATTTATTTAATAGTCCTTTAATGTATTCTTTTAATAAAGGATTACCTAGTCCAGATACTGTTGAATCAATGAGAAATTTACAGTTTGGACCAACTATGTTTGATGTATTGGAAGAAGGGTATGCAGTAGCAAAAAGAATTACTAGAAAAATGCAAGGTAAAGACAGAGTATTTATTATGAACTGGAAAGGATTTTCTTCATTAAAATTTAAAAATGTAATGACACCTGACGATGTTTTTAGACAAGTAACATATGCTAGAATGAATAAAAACAAACATGAATTACCAGATATAGCTGAATACTCAGCATATTTAGATAAATTTTTTGGAGGAATAAGAAACAAAATTAATGAATTAGGTTTATTTCAAATTTCAAATATTAAAAGAGAAGAATTTGCAAATATTTTAGAGAGTCATTTTGCAAATCCAAGAAATACAATTTACAAAAATAAAATAACTAAAGAAACATGGACTAGAGCAGAAGCTGCTGAATATAGAAAAAATGTAGACATAGATATTAAACTTACAAAAGCATATAATGATCCTCATTATGTACCCATAAATTGGCAGTACGATAAAATATCTACAAGGTGGGAAGAATTTAGTAGTTTGTTAGCTAAACAAATGTCTTTAGTTATAGACACAAAAGGTAACAGAGTATTTTCTGATGCTGATATAAAAACAATTATACCGAACTTTATGAACTATGCTGAAAATGCAGCACCTATTACTCCTAAAGGAGTACCACCAGGAATGTTATATCAAATGAAAAGAGGATTTTTTTCAAAACATTTGAAAACAAGATTTTTAAAACAAATAGATTATGTACCATTAATGAGAGCTGGTTTTATAGATGATAATATGCAAGCAATAATTGCACATTATTTTAGATCAATAGCTCCTGATATAGCTATGACAGAAAAGTTTGGTGATCCTTTTGGTTTTGGATGGTTTTATGGACAAAAAAAAGGTCTTGCTCCTGGCATAATACAAATATCAGAAGATTTATTGAAACAAGGACCAGAAGGATTTGGTTTATCTAGAGCAGAGTTTTTAAAAAGATATGAAATGGAAATAACAAAAGCAGAAAATGTTATATCTTTAGTAAAAAATAAATATGGCTTACCAGCTGATCCACAAGGATATATGTATAAAACATCAACAATTATGAAAATATCAAGTAATTTATTTCACTTAACAGGAATTACACAAATAGCAGATATAGGTAGAGTTATAGCTGTAGATGGATTAATGAATACAATACCTAAATTATTACAAGGATTTACTGGTAGTATGGGTAAAGCTCTTTTTGAAAAAGGTTTAAAAGAAGCTAACTTGGGTTTTCAAGCTATAGATTTAGGAATTAATTTTGGTAGACAAGATATAATTTCTGGTAATGACCAGCTAAGAAGTAGCTTTACTGGTGTTGAAAAAATATTTCAAAAACTAAATCAAATAGCTTTTCAATACGGAAACTTACAAAATCCCTGGACTGTGGGTATCAAAGTACCAGCAACTTTATTAGTTAATACTAAGTTAATAGATATAATAGAAAGAATAAGTAAAGGAAAAGCTAAACAATGGGAAATTGCATACTTAAATAATTTAGGTATAGGTAGCAAAACAGCAACACATAAAAAAATAATAAAAGATATTTTAGATAATTATTATAAACATGGTCATGGTGTAGGTACTAAGAATGGTGCTTTTGCTAAACAGTATGATTTATTAAAGTTACCAAATACAGATCTTTGGGATAATACTACAGCTACTATGAAGTTTAGAGCTGCTTCAAGTAAAGAAGTAGATAATGTAATTGTTACTCCAGGATTATCTGATGCACCTTTATTAGCTAACACGGTGTTTGGTTCGTTACTTTTTCAATATAAAAAGTTTGGTTTAGCATATACAAGAAGGGTTTTATATAGAGGGATGATGGTAGATGATGGTAACTTCTTACTAAACATTGGAGCATTAGTAGCTATGGGAATGATGATAGATGCCTTTAGATCACAACAAACAAATGCACCATATAGCTCTATGACATTAAGAGAAAAAGTATTAAGTGGTGCAGAAAGAGGAGGAGTAGGTGGATATTTTACTGATATAGATAGATTAGTAATGGCATTTAGTAATAACAATGTAGGAATTAGACCCACTTTATTAGGTATAAACAAACCATATGGTACTACTATGAAAAGAAAGATGGGTTCTATAGCTCCTGTAGGATCTACTATTGGTAATATATATGAAATTATGTATGATTGGGGTAGAGGTAAGCATAACCACCATACTGCTAGGAGAATAAGAAGATTAATACCATTTAACAATTTATGGTATGCAGATTTTTTGTTTGATAAACTAGAGAAAGGGTTATATTAGTAAATTATGGCATTAGCGATATCAGATACCTCGCCTAGAATACAGTATACAGCTACTGGTGGGCAAACATCATTTACAGTACCCTTTGAGTTTTT